AACTTAGTTGCTCTTGGTGCTGGCATCGTTATGGCTACTACTGCTTACGTAACTCTTGACACTCGTATCATCTCTATTGAACACGGGCAAGAAATACAGAACATGAACATACTGGAAAACTCTGCGTTTGTTCGTGAATGGCCTTTGGGTATGCGTGGTGCGTTACCAGATGATCTAATACAGAATGCTAAGATTATGGCTTTGGAAGAACGCAACGTAGAGATACACGAGTTACGCAGACAGCTAAACAAGATAGAAGTAGAGATAGGTAAACTTAATGCACAGGTAACTGTGGAGAACCAGAGCGGTAAGGAATAGTCATGTCAGACCTAGAGCAAGCAATAAGTCGGTTAGAAGCTCATGAGCGTGAGTGCAGTATTCGTTACGAAATGATCCAGATGCAACTGGACGCACATAACCAACGCTTTGACAAGTTAGAGAAGATGATGACAGGAGGCTTTGCGTCTATTGCTGTTATCGTTACTGTGGCTATTGCTATCTTGGAGTTTGCTAGATGATTGAGTCGCTCATAGGGCCTGTCACAGGGCTTCTAGACAAGTTTGTGCAGGACAAGGACCAGAAGGCTAGGCTGGCTCATGAAGTTGCTACAATGGCTCAGAGACACGCTCAGGAGCTTGCTAAGGCACAGCTAGAGGTTAACAAAGTAGAAGCAGCACACAAGTCCTTGTTTGTCTCTGGTTGGAGACCTGCAGTAGGCTGGTGTTGTGTCTTGGGTATGATGGGTAACTTTATGGTTATCCCTTTTACCAACTTTGTACTAGCTCTGTTGGCTATTGAAGTCACTATACCACTCATTGACCTAGAGACTATGATGCCTGTACTGATGGGTATGCTTGGTCTTGGCGCTATGCGCTCTTATGAAAAAACCAAGGGCGTATCGAGGGAAAAGTAAATGGCATTACGACCTACAATAGGAATGTTGACAGGATCTAATGATGTAATTACTGATCCTGAACAAATTGAAAATATTCTCGATCCTACAGAGTTTGTTGTTGGTCCGGGGTTTGACGATCAAGATATTTTTAAAGACCCTTTAACAGCTAACATTGAAGATCCCGGTCCTATTCCGGAAGAAAACGACGATATAGAAGACTCTATTGAAGACATCATAGAGACTATTATGGCTATGCCTCAGTTTGCTACTATCGATCCTACAGCAGGAGGAACTAGTCAAACAAACGCACTTGCTCGTGAACTTCAGTTATTTTTAGAAACTGTTGAGTTATATCAAAACGGTGAAATAAGCTGGCAACAGATGTCTGCTTCTACTCCTTCTAATTTGTTAGAAGATGAAGAGTTTGCTGGAGTTTACGACGAGTTAATGTCTGTGTTTGAAGCAGAAGAAGTTGTTAATGTTTTAACAACAGACCCTGCACGTTTGTCTGAATTTGAAGAACTACAGTTTTCTCAAACTGAACAGATAATAACAAACTCTGCTTTTTCTTTTGTTGGTGCTACTCCCCCCGTAACTACTGCTGGATCAAACAGATCAGTTGTAATAACTGGCGGGGCTGGTGTAACAGGAGAATTTGAAAGAATACAAAATACAGGCGGTAGGGTTTTTGGGGACAATGTTCCTGTAGTAGATGAAGACGGTAATCCTGTATTAGACGCAGACGGCAATCCTAAAACTGAATACCGTGAAGGTCTTTTAGACGTAATGGTTCCATATATTCCCGGCGTGTCTTTACCTAATTGGATGCCAACTGCTGGTGTTATTTTTCTTCCTACAATACAAGAAGCTGTAAACAGAGTAGGGACAATAGTTGAAAATTCGGGTATTGGCGAAGCATGGGAAGAAGGCGATATTGGCGAAGTACTGAACGACATTGGTGAAATTATTGTTCGTTCTGGAGAAGCTGCTGCTGGCGTACTTGAAGAAAAAGTTAGTGAAATTATTGGCACTATTACAGGAGCTATTTCAGACCCTACCAAAGCAGGTACTGTTCTTGGTGGCGTTATTGGAACAGCGTTTCCTTCTATACCTCAATGGCTTCCTCCTTTAATTTTAGACCCTCGTGTTTACGGCGCAGTGCGTAATGTACTAACACAAAACTTTAATACGCCTGAAGAAGATTTTCCTCCTATAACTGAAGAAGTAGAACAAGACCCTACTCTTATGTTTACCAACAGGGGTTACAACTACTTTGTAAGCAGTGAAGGTGATGAGTACTTCCAGTTAGCTGAGAGTGAAGACTTTGACTTTGAGTTTAACGGTCAGTACACCAGAGAGCAGCTAGAAAACACTGGACTAGAGACAATCAACTCTGGTACGTATCAGTCATTGTTGGATGATCTTTCGTTTCATGCACTAGAAGAAGATATCTATCAGTACTCTATAGAAGATTTGAGAACACGTTACGAAGAAGAAGGAGGCGTACTTCCCGGTGGCTGGAAGTTGATGGATGAAGAGTCACAGTACAACTTCTTATTAGACGATTACTTCGACATTCCTCGTATAATTGAAGACCCTGATAGAGACCCTGACGAAGAACCTCCTGTAGAGCCTGAGCCTCCTGTAGAGCCTGAGCCAGAACCAGAGCCACCTGTAGAGCCACCACCTACAGATCAACCAGAGCCTGAACCAGAGCCTCCTACAGACGAGCCTGAGCCAGAACCTGAGCCTTCTCCAACTGATATTGAGCGTTTGTTTGCTGACTTCTTGGCACAAATAGACGAAGAGTTTACAGGTCAAATAGAGCAAGTCAACGAGATCATTCAGAACTTTGTTGAGACACTGCCTGACTTTGATGCAATGCCTACAATGGAGGACATTGCTGAGTACTTTGAAGTCAATGGTGTCACACTGTCAGAGCAGAACTTTGAACGTATACGTCAGGAGTTAGCTGATGCAGGTTACCTAACACAAGAGCAGTTGACAGAAGCGTTGGCTGGTGTTGCTACGCCAGAGCAAGTACAACAGGCTATTGAAGGTGCTGGCTTTGCTACACCGGAGCAGGTAATACAAGCATTAGCAGAAGCAGGTTATGCTACTCCAGACGACATTACTAACGCACTGGCTAACTCAGGATTTGTTACAGAAGATCGTATGTTACAAGCCTTGGCAGAGGCTGGATACGCTACGCCTGAACAAGTACGAGAAATAGTTGACAACGCTGTTTCTAACATTGTTATACCTGAAGGTGCAACTGCAGAAGAAGTACGACAGCTAATCCAAGAGGCTATTGACGGTATACCTGAGGGTATTTCTCTTGAAGACGTAGGCGACGTAGTTAACGAAGCTATCGCTAACATAGAGTTTCCTGAAGGACTATCAGAGGGTGACGTACGTGGCATTGTAGACAGCTTTGGTTTTGCTACTTCTGCTGACGTACAGGCTGGCTTTGATGATCTTAATGACCGCTTTGATGACGCTATCAACGGTATTGCTACACAGTTTAGCGACCAAGAAGCAGAGTTCCTAGCTAGCATTACAGGACTTGAAGCGTCTCTGATTCAGTCTCTTGCAGCAGTAGAAGGTGGACTCAGTGCTGAACTAGAGATGCTAGGTACTGACATTATTTCTTTGCAAGAAAACGTAGCAGGACGCTTTGATGAGTTTGAGTCGTTTACGTCACAACAGTTTGAACTTGCAGCTACTGAACGTCAACAACTACAGCAAGCTATTATTGCGGCTAACGGTGACATTACACAGCTAAGTGCTGACATGCAACAGATGTTTGCAGACTTTGGCGGCACTATTTCTGATCTGTTTGCTGGTGTTGGTGTTGACATTGAAGCGCTACAAGCAGGACAGATAACGCAGCAAGAAGCATTTGACGCTTACCAGCAGTACACAACAGAACAGTTTGGTCAAGCACAGCAGGATCGTTTAGCACTAGCTCAGGAAATAATTAGTGTTGGTGGTCAAGTAGAGGCACTTAGTGCAGACAGTCAACAACGGTTTTCTGAACTAGGGTTGTCTCTTGCTGATCTGCAGGAAGAGTTCAATGTAAACCTGTTGGGTCTACAAGAAGGACAGATTAGTCAGGCTGAGGCGTTTGGTCAGTTTAGAGACAGTGTTACTACACGGTTGGGCTTGGCAGAAGAAGAACGTGAAGAAATACTAACACGTCAAGCTGACTTCGAAAGAATGTACGGTGAAGAGCAACAGGCACTGCAAGAGCAAATTACTACTGGTAACTTACTAACTATGTTGGCTGGTGGTGGTATGTTTGGTGGAGCACCTGCGCCTTCTAGAGCGCCTTATAAAGAGTTTACGAAAGGCATCACGTACCGCCCTAGAGAAGCAGTACCGCTTGCTATTAAAACGCCAGCTTTAGATTACAACGAAGAAGCACAAAAATTATTAATGCGGACACGCAGACGAGGAATGTTGGTATGACGTACCTTAACCTAATGAATAACGTACTACGTCGATTGCGAGAAGAAGAAACGACATCGGTTACTAGTACTACCTACGTTAAGATGGTAGGTGATTTTATTAATGATGCAAAGAAAATGGTAGAAGAAGCTTCTGATTGGTCTGCCTTGCGAGATACTATTGTTATTAGTACTACTGCATCGGACAACAGCTACTCACTTACTGGCGGTAGTGACAACGTAAAAGTAATGTCAGTTCTTAACGACACTGAAAATTGTTTCATGGGTTATCAGACTAAGGACTGGTTTAATGAGCAGCTGTATTTGGTTGATGCTGCAGAAGGCGCACCACGGTACTACACGTACAACGGTCTAGACTCTAGCGGTGACACAGAAGTTCTTGTAGGACCAACTCCTGATGCTGTGTATAGCTTGAGGTTTGATGTCGTAAAAAGACAAGCCGACTTATCTAACAACACTGACACTTTGTTAGTTCCTGCAATGCCTGTTGTACATCTTGCTGTAGCGTTGCTTGCACGAGAGCGTGGTGAAACTGGTGGTACTTCTGTTGCTGAGTACTTCCAGATTGCTGATAAGTTTTTGTCTGACGCTATTGCTATAGACGCAGCAAAGCACCCAGAAGAGATGGTATTTAGGACTATTTGATATGGCTCAACAACTGCAAAGTATCAATCTTGTAGCCCCAGCGTTCAAAGGTGTTAACACCGAAGACTCGCCGTTGGCTCAAGACCCGTCGTTTGCAGAGATTGCAGACAACGCTGTGATTGACAAACGTGGTCGTATTGCTGCACGTAAGGGCCACACTGTTGTTACAACTAACAAGACTGTACTAGGGACTGATTCATTACGTGCTATTAAAGAGTTTAGGGACAACGCAGGAAACACTAAGGTTTTTTCTGTAGGTAACAACAAGATCATTAGCGGTACAACTACGTTAGTAGATGAGACTCCTGCTGGCTATAGCATTACCGCAGACAACTGGAAACTTGTA